TCTTGCGGATATGATCAAGCAAGAATCTTTGGAAACATCTTCGACCTCAACGGACGAGACTTCTCCGATGTCACCCTCATCACAGGCGGATTTCCTTGCCAACCTTTCAGCGTTGCCGGGAAGCGAGGAGGCGCGGCAGATGACCGTGCGATCTGGCCTCAGATGTTCCGCGTTATTAGCGAAGCGCGACCTGCTTGGGTGCTTGGCGAGAACGTTCCTGGAATCATCCCGATGGAACTCGACAACGTGCTATCTGACTTGGAAGGAATCGGCTACACCACGAGGGCGTTTGTTATTCCGGCTTGTGCCGTCGATGCCAGACATAGACGAGACCGAGTGTGGATTATCAGAAGAAACATGGCCAACGCCCAGAGTGAGCGAAGTGGCTGCGTCGATGGACATGAGAAATATTCAGAACAGGATCAATTCAACGGGTTATCACAGCAATCTAGAGGAAAAGGTTGCGATGTTTCCAACCATGAGGGCGAGCGATCACAAGGGGTCGGGAAAACGTGGCGGGAAGGGACAGATCAATATGGAAGCGAAGTCCTATCTGTGCGCGACGGTGGCGACAGAGCAGAGTGGCTCCCTGAACCCGGCATGGGTCGAGTGGTTGATGGGCTACCCCAAAAATTGGACGGAGGTATAAATGACAAAGTGGATGGTGAGAAAACGATCTCAACGAAGTATTTCCCTGAATGGGAAATGTTGCGAGCGATGTGGCACGACCGAGAACTTGCAAAGGCATCACCCGAATTACGAGTCAGAAAAATGCTCTATTTTCTGTCAGCCATGTCATGTGATTATGGATCAGCTTCATGGAACACGGAGGCAGAGAAAGACCCAGGAGTGTTCAGTTTGTGGAAAGAGATTTCTACCTCTGGATTCTCACAATCACCAAACCTGTTCCTCCGCTTGTTTGAGCAGATTGGGGCGAATAAATGCGCTCAAGAGGTGGCGCAGTGGATTACGGAACCTGCAATCCCAAGAGTCGCAATCGGAGTTAAAGATCGAGTCAAAAGACTTAAAGGACTCGGCAACGCCATCGTCAGCCAAGTCGCCTACGAGATCCTGCGAGAAATCAGAAAGTTAATATGAGAATCGCCGCCGACTACACGACGCGCGCCAATTACCAGGAGAACTACCGCAAGTCCAACCGCGATGCGATCAACGCTAAGAAACGGGCGTGGCGTAAGTCAAAGAAAACCAATCTGGCGGCCGGATGCGATTATCCTGCGGAAAGGAGGAACGTTATGTCTGACCAAAAGCCAACAAATCCGAATCCAAACCCGCAACCACCTCCCGGTAAGTAATTTTAACGGGGAGAAACTAAGGGCAGGGCAGAGATGTTCTGCCCTTTCTTTATGCCCACTTCCACCGCGCCGGTTCCTTGACCGGAGGCGCTAGGCCAAGCAACACACAGGCGTCTGGATTCAAGTCGATCACGTCCCTGGTTCCGCTTGTGTCCTTGAGTTCGACGGTCGCAGTCTTTCCGTTTACCTCTACGACCACCTGTTTCTTTTCTGCTGCGCTGCCAAATGGCTTCCATGCTTTACTCGGCAACGCGCATGACGGTCCGGTTCCCTGCGCCGTTGAGTGACCGCCGAGGTCGCTCGTTCCGATGGCATTATCGCCGTAGTTGAAGCAATACTCGTCGCTGTGACCTTGCGCCTTGCATTCCTTGAACTTTCGCACGTCTTCAGGATCAGCGAACGACGTTGCGGTCGTAGAATGCCATGCAGTGTCTCCAGAATAGCCCTGAATGAGCGAATCGAGAGCGGCCTGCGTCTTCAGTCCCCAAATTCCGTCCGGCGTGACTCCGAGGATTTCTTGAATCTTGACGATTGCGCTCACGGTTTCAGTATAGATCCTCGCTGAACAACTGCGTTCGGCTGAACTTCAGCCATTTAATCTGATCACATTTAAGAGCATGCTCCGCGGCTTCCTCTCGCGTAAGAAACTCTCCGGCATCCGAAACGAATCCCTGCTCTCCGCTTGCGATTGTCGAAACTATAATTCCGGATTCGTTACGAACCGCATTCGCATGAAGAATATCTGCGTGCCTGTGGCCCGTGAAAATTCTACCATCTTTCCGAATTGCGGCTTCCTTCACCATAATATCGCCGTGCCCAGAATCATGACGGACAAAATTTCCTTAAATCCGAGTTCGCCCTCACGAACAAACTATTCTGAACACGGCATTTCCCCGGTATGAGAAATTAAGCTGCTTTTGGAGTCGGGATGCGCCCCTTAGCATCATTTACGGCCTGAAGCGCGGCGTTGACCGTTGCGTCTTCCGCGGCCAAGTCGAGGACCTGCTGAAGCCCGATGAAGGCGTCAACTGCCGTGATGTAATCCGTCGTTCCTTGCGTGAATGCCGAAAGATCGGTGTCGAATTGTTCTCTTGATACTGGATCAGACATTTTATTTTATCTCCTGTTTTGGCAATCTGCGGGCAGCTTCGGCTACCTGCTCAGTCATTGCCCGGACTTGAGCATCTTCGGTTGTGAAATCCTGTTTCTTTGAAATCCTGACCAATTCGTGAAGCTGAATATTGATTGCGACTAACGCTACCAGAATCAGAAGTAAAACAATCGAAACTATCACGGGTCATTTCTTCGCGGCGATTGCTGCGGCTTGAAATAGCGTATTCACGTCAGCCTGAGTTACCGGCGCGGTTGTGATCAATGGCGCGACCGCATTGGCGACCGATTGAATACCTGGAGAAGCCTTCACGATTGCCGACGGAATGGGTCGGTCGATATATCCCTGCGCGACGGCAGCGAGTGCGTCCAATCCTGCGCCGGCTAATGGGCCGCCGGCAGCGGTAGCGGCGACATGCGCGATGGTCTCAGCAGTGGCCAGCACGGCTTTGCCTTGAGGTGATTGGAGATAGGTCCGTGTATCGGCGCAACCGAACATTAAAACAGTGAGTGCTGCGAGAATCGGTTTCACGGAACGAAGTTTGCAGCGGCGAGAATGATCACCGCGGCGCCGAGTGTCGGCCAACCGGCATAAGAGACGGCTGCAAGAACGATTGCGATTGCTGTTAGAATTTGTTTGGGACTCATGTGCATTAGCTTTCTGTTGTGGTTGGAACCGGATCGCCCGGCTTATTGGTTACGTGAACCTGAGAAGGAATTGCAACTGCCGATCCGGTTGCTTGCGTCGGTGAGGTCTTGGTTAGCATCCCGCCGATCACGCCAAGCAATCCGGTGATGATCGAAATGAAAGCCGTGAGCAATACCTGATCCGGCGCGACTTTGAAAACGAGGCAATAAGCGAGCGCAATAAGTCCGATGGTCGCGTTGAATGCAAGAGTTGTTACGACGACGAAAATCACTCCCTTGTTGGTGTCCGGTTGCGGAGCGTCATCGGGCATCTGTGCGCTCCGTATCAAACTGCGGCCTCAATAGCAAGCTTTTATTTTGCTCAGGCCAAGTCAACCATAAAATCTCGGCAATCAGGATTGCGCCAAGTGCGACCAGAACCCATTTCATCGCTTCACCCTTTCTTCTAACCGGATGATCGTGTCGCGCATCCACGCGCACGCTCGGAAACCCGCTAAAATCAGACCAGAGAACACGATTATCACCACTCCGGTCGCGATCTTTACAGTTGTCGTCTTGCTCATTCACGCAGGGATTTGATTAGTGCTTTGGTCGCGGCTTCGTCGGAAACGGATACTGGATGCTTCGCCACTCGATGTCGATGATGCTTCACGGACTTGCGAGGTGTCGCGCATCCGATTAATAAAACTGAGAGAACGAGCACCGTTATCCATTTCACTTTTTAGCCTTATACGACTCTTCTATGTAGTCGCCGAAGCGTTTCACTTTGCCTTTCAGTTCCTCAATGTCGCGTTCGTCATCGTGAAGTTTGCTGTCGTGAGTATTCAGTTTACCAATGTTCGATTGCTGGACTGCTTGCAACGCTCCGATTTGCTGATCCTGCGATGAGTTGCGTGATGCGATGCCTTCCTTCTGCTGTGCGTAAAGAGAGAACTCCTTATCAAAATCCTGCATGTCTTTCTGCGTCACGCCCTTGCTCTGCACTGCGTTAAAATACGCTAGCAGGACTCCGGCCGCCACGCCCCAACCTCCGCTCGCCAACATTTTCCATAGTGCAATATGGTTGCCGTTCATCGGAGCGATATAGTCCTGATACTCCGCAACTCTCACGCCGCCCGATGGCGTGCGCGGCGAACCGCCCTTCACGTCGTAGCGGGGTTCTAAGTCTCTGGGAGGTTGCAGAGCCATTTATCAGTGAGGTAATGCCAAGAATGATATGATGAGGCAAGCCGAAAACAGAAACGCTAAAAGCACGATTCTGATTATGTGGCCCGCGATGTTGGTTTTAGTCATAAAGGATATTGCTTGTTCCATCTTTCACGCCTGCCGGTGCATCCACAAGATCGCCCGAATGTGGCGAGATACCACGCTTTAAATTTCATGCTGTTCTCGTCGCCGATCATTCGCGCTACAACGTCGCCAATGCCTTTATCATCCGAAGCCGAGAATTGCTTCAATGCTTTTGCCCAGATCGGCCATTCCGTGACCTTGGACAGATTAGATTTACGGACAGCCCCGTATTTCTGCCGGAGTTGTGCGTAGGCCGAGTCCTGCAGCGTCAACACTCCGTCGGTCACGCTTCCTAGTGAAAGAACATCCTCGACGTATCCTTCCGGTTTATGCGCGCGAACCGACTCCAAATCCGAGATGCGAATTTTCCTCATGGTGGGGCCGCGAATCCGCTCGGCGAGCATTCGTTAGAATAAACTTCGGTTGTAGTTCCACATTCAGTAGGACAGGTGCCACATGGTCCGGGCGGGCAACACACATCGTAAGTAGTTGTTCTAGTTGTTCCACTAACTGACACCATTTGTCTATAATCGCATCCCGCATAGGATCCTGTTCCGTCACAACTGCAGGGTTCGCTTCCGCCGCATTCCTCATTGCAATCGCAAAAATGCACACCATTTATGTTTCGGCTTCCGGTAGCTGTTAAAACGCAAGTGTCTGGATCATATTCACCGTGACACATTGCGTCCCCAGTGGTTCCACTTATCAGCATGATAGATTGCGACCAATCTAATGTTAAAAATCTGCGATGATCATCAGGCCCATCCAAATTCGGCTCGAATCCGCAATCGCATGGAGGCAAGCACGGATTTGGATCGCAAGTTGATCCATCTCCTAAATATCCGCCACCAGACTCAGAGCAATCTAATTGAGTCTCGATCACGCATGAGGTATCGAAACAACAACCGCCCTGCGTGCAATCAACGCCATCACAAGTTGAATCGTCTCCTAAATAATTTCCACCCCCATCCGTGCAATCACTCTCGCTGAGTATTGAACACTCGCCGTCTGTGCAACATGCACCGGTTGCACCTTCTCCGCATGGGTTCGGGTCGCAAACCGTTCCGACTCCCTGAAACGTTCCGTCGCAATCTTCCTCTGTGCTGATTGTGCAGTTGTTTTCCTCGTCGCAACACGCACCCTGATTCGGGCCAAGTCGCCCACGATTTCCATTTGGGACGCTTATGATGGTTCCAGCGCCTTGATGCTCAGCTACGGTAACATTGTCACTAGCGAACTTCTGCGAAGCGATAACAGCCGCTGTGACCTGATCCCAAAACCTGCGGCGACTTGGCGTTGAGCCGGGGCCGGTGAACGAATCGAGGTTCACGGGCAAGGATCGCAATCACTTGCCGCGATTGTCTGTCCATTGTCCGAATCGGTTATTGAAATGTTTCGGCCTTGGACGCCATGCACGGTTTTAAGCGCGGGCTTCAATTTCGTTTTGAGCCACTCGCGCTCCTTCTTTGTGAAGCCTTGGAGATTGTCGAAAATGGAGTCTATGTCCATCGGTTAACATGCTGGCGTATACGGAAACAAGGTGCGCGTTTTTCGTTTCGTGATCTGGTAGAATTGTCCAGCCACGATCGGCTCGATTTCTGGCGGTGGTTCGATTATTCCTTGCGTAAATGCCTCGGTTAAAAGGAATGTTACTAAATCGCCAAAGCAAAGATCGGGTGAAACTCCGAAGCCCAAATCCCACGTTATCAGTGAATCAATCGTTGGTGGGTCGGACGGCTCCGATGCGTCTGCGGGATCATCGCTAACCCATGTCAGCGTGCTTGTGATTGCATAGAACTGAACGGTCGCCGGATTGGTCGCAACGGCTGGGAATATCGCGGAGCTTGTGTTGGTCGTCGCTGATGCTACCGCCCCACTACTTGACGGTTTCTGCGCTGGCAGACTTCCCGAAAGCGTTCCCATGTAAACCAAGTCAAGCGCCGACGCGCTCTCGCTACTTTCGGAGCAATATCGAGAAGTGATAAACATTGTCGCATAATCGGGATGCGCTGTTCCTATCTGCGGCACGCTGACATCAGTCAGCACAACATCCGCCGTAGCATCGCACTTGTAATGCTCGGTGAACGTGTCGAGTCCCCACTGAACTTGCCCGGGCGTCTTGCCTACGAGTGTTAGAGTGACGGCCATTTAATTTCCCCTCCAAACGCCAAGCATTTCTCTCCAGATAGTCATTGATTCATCGTGTCTCTTGGCTGATGCCGCTTCTCCTGTCATGCTTGGGCCGCCCGTCCCCTGTTCCCCGCTAGATTGCGCTGTAGGTTTCTGGGCGTTCTCTGCCGCAATGCGTTGACGTTCGATCTGGTCAACGAGGTCTTGCGATTCCCCGACTCCTGCTGCACGTCCCGGTCGCGCGGCCTTTCCATAGGAATCAGCCACGGCTTGAACCTGCGCCAAATCCGCAGGAGTCGCCGACGCCCTTAATTGGTCTGCCGTTTTCTGGAATGCCTGATCGCCTGTCTCGCGCGCTCGTTTCTCATTTTCGAGGATCGCTTTGGCTTGCGGTGATGCCGCGCCGTAAGCCGCGTCCTGAACCTGAGCTTGTTTCTGTCGTTCCTGTTCTTCGAGTGCGGCTAACTTCTCGCGTTCCTGCCGCAGTTTGGCTAGATTGTTCGCTGCCTTAACATATCCGCCAGGATCGTTGTTAACTGCTGCTGCTGCTTTGCGTTTTTCTTCTGCATCAATTTCACGGTTTATCGTTGCGAGATGCTGCTCCGTAGTCTGATTCAGTGCTTTCTCAGCGGCTAAAACTTCCTGCATTCCGCGTTGGCGTGCGGCTAATGCCTGATCTTGCGCAGTCTGTAATTCTGCTTGTCTTGCGGCTTCGTAATCTCCTAGTCCTGCTGCGCGCTGTCGGGCTAGTAACTGTTTTTGTAAATAGTCGCTGAATTGTGCGGCCCAATTCACCTGTTTGGCTGAAAGATCGTTGAATGTTTTCTGCGTGCTTTCTATGTCTTTAAGGGTTTCGCTGCTAACTTTAAGAACATCACTCTGGTCTTTTGCGTGGCGTGCCTCCTCGCCGTATAGCTGTGCGTGCTTAACGAGTTCTTCGCCCTGTTTATCTAGTAATTCGGAAACCTTTTGGATTTCCTCCGATGCTTTTTTTAGTCCTCCGACAAGCTCAAGGATGAATCCAATACCTGCTGCGTGTGTTGCTGTGCGAAGTAGGCTCGTTTCAATGTGCCCCGCGATTCGATCTGCTTCACTTCGTCCGACTGGCGCGGCCGCGGTCTGTGCCGCTTGCGCTGCTTTTGCGGAATCAATCTGTGATTGCTTAGCCTGCGCGTTTAGTATTGCAATCGCGTCCGACGCTTTTCGGACGCCGGTAATATCGGCAACCGTGCGAATGTTAATTCCAAAATCCTGGTCAGCCATTTAATTCAATAGTGTGACCGTCATTCGTGAACCAATATAGCAAGTAGCTGTTGAAGATGTGATCCGTTGCATTTTTACAGTGATGTTTCCAGTCCCTGACGTGGTTACTACGGATTTCATCACGACCGTGAAATCAACATTTGCCTCCGTGCATTTAGCATTGGTGATTTGCGTGCCGATCACATTAGTGTCGTAAGTTTGCGCGGTCGAGGCTTGAGCGGCAGATGCCGTGCATATAAATTGTCCGGTAGCTGATCCCGAATAACCGACGGCAAATTTGATTCCTCCGGTGGTTGTTTGTTGACATCTTAGTAAGACATCTACCTCATAGGTTTTACCAGAAGCTGCTGCAAAGGTTAAGCCCGTAATGTCATCAAGGGTTCCGGTCGCAGTTGTGAAATTAGAACCTGTAACCTTAGAAGTTGTTCCTCCTCCTCCTGCGGCTGCAGCACTTGTCCAATTCGTTCCGTCACTCGTTAGGACGTTTCCGCTTGTTCCCGGCGCGGCGTAAGTCTCAGTTGAAGCTACCCAATTTGTCCCGTCTGATTTGATGATCTTTCCGCTACTAGCCGACGCGCTATAAGGAAACGTGGGAGTCGATTCGATATAGTTAGTTCCATCTGATGACAAAATCTTCCCGGCGCTGCCGGCCGACGTTGGCAGGGTTGGTGTCGAGGCTATCCAGTTAGTTCCGTCGCTCCGGATGAATTTTCCAGAGGTAGCTGACGCATTCGGAAAAGTCGGAGTGCTGGCGACATAATTAGTTCCGTTCCCTACCAGTATTTTTCCAGAGGTTGCCGCGCCAGAGATCCGGAATCCGGTGCCAGCATCCAGGATAGTCCCGTTATCAGAGGTGTTAAATACATGGATGGCATCATAGACTGCATTTTTGCTGGGCGCTATTGTCGTAACCCCGTCCCAGCTTGAACCGAATGCGGTGTCAGATACGACTCCCGATGCGCTTACGGAGAGAGTATGTGTCGAATGCGTGTAAACCAATCCCGTGCCTAACGTGAAGAACTTGATCGCGTTGTCAGTATCATCCCAACCCATTATCGTATCAGCCGCTGGATCGGTTAGGCTCGTTCCTGTTCCTCCTCTCGACATCGCTAGTTGCCCCGACCACCCAAGAGTAAGGGATGTCGCCTGAAGTAATGCTGTCGCGGGAGTTCCGCCAAGGGTAAGCGTTACGTTCGTGTCATCGGTTTTAGTGAGCGCTGAAGGAGATCCAGTGATCGGAGTCGTCCATGTCGGATTTGCGCTGGTTCCGTGAGTCGTTAGTACTTTTCCATCAGTGCTTGGTGATAATGCAGACCAACCAGAGGCTCCACGGTAAAGCACAACGCCTTGCGTGCTGCTGATAGAGTTTAGAATTGTCGAAGCTGTCCACGTTCGATCCGCGCTCAGACTTAGAGTTGAACCTCCGATTGTGAGCGTGCGTGAAGGAGGAACCCATAGCGTAGAGACATCGGTAGTCGCCGGAATGTCTCCGAACTCCGTCGCATAAAGCTGAGATGCGATAAGACACAATGTCAGGATGATCGTTTTTATAGCCATAGTCCTAATGCGACTCCCGCCGCGATTACTTCGTTTAGTGTTGTCGGAGTGACCGGAACCGGACCACTCGGCCACAATCCCAAAGTCGTGCCGGCGTCGATGACTTCGGTCAGCGTCGTCGGCGTTGGAACCGTCATCGTTGGCCACAATCCCAAACTGACTCCGGTTGAGATGACTTGATTTAATGTTTGCGGCCTCCCTGGGTGAGTGTCGAACACGCCGCCGACAATCTGATAACTGTGCTTGGTCGTTGAACCGATTTCCTGAACGAGTTGAATGTCGACAACGAACGCATTGGCGATAAATGCAATCGTTCCTCCTGCTGTCGTGAGTTTAACGGGACCACTCTGCGGAACCAGCACTTCATGATTTCCGATGAATAACTCGGATGCCTTAATCGATGCGTGCGTGCGCTGAACGCTGAACGATAGATTACTTGTGCGCGTGAGTCTGTCGTATGTGACCGGCGCGATTGATCCCAGAGCCTGAACGACCTCAATGCCGCGCGTGAAACGAAGTCGTAAATCGCTCGCGGCAAATCCTCCGGCCAGTGTTCCATCGCAGAAATCATAATCGCCAATCGAAATAAGCATGTCATGTCTCTGTCGGTGGCGGGCCTCCGATTATTGAATACTGATGGAATGTCGTCGCTCCGTATTGCTGCTGAAGATCGTGGCTTTGGACTTTCGCGTTCGGGATTACGAATGTCGCTGGTGTCGGGCCGGTGGTGGTGATGTCAACGTCTCCCGACGCCGGCAACGCATCTTCGAGTCCTATAATAAACTGCTCTGCTGCGTCGAGGTCTGCGTGTGTGCGCTTGACCGTGAAGCTATAGACGCACGGTCGCCCTACGCGGTCGTAAACGTTAGGACTGACTCCTGCGAGAATTGAAACAACGTCAGCAATGCGCCGCTGTGCAACGCGCAGATCGCTAACGGCCACACCTCCGGCAAGCGTGCCATCGCACAAGCTGTATGCTCCGACTGTGACCGTCATGGTTCATCCTCACGGAACGGCGAAGGTAATCGCGGGATCAATCGTTGCCCCGCTGCCACTGCCGGTGCGGTGCGCGGCGTTGAGGAACATCACCTCACCGCGTTGCAGGACTCCGGTTTGATACAAATCCTCGCTTCCGAGCGCGCCGCAATTCTTTAGCGTCACGATGAACGGATCGGATGTCAGGACCAAATCCTCGTTTGTTCCTCCAATTACATCGCCGGGTAGAAGTGCGGTCGTGTCCTGTAGTTGGATCAGTGCGTCAACTTCGGCCTTGAGTAGATTCGCGGGCTTGAACTTACACGTCGCCGTATAGCTGCTCGCGTCGTAGGTGCGGTCAATGATTCCGAAGTTGTCTACATCAATGTCCTTGGTTCCGAACGTTGCCTCTAGAGTGAAACCATCGATTGACAGCATTGAGTCGTATGGCGTTCCACGCGAACCGAGAGCGGCGGTATATCGAGCATAACGAATGTCGTCCACGTCCAGCACGTCGCCCGTGTAAGGCGCATTGATCGCGGTATACCACGCGTCAGCGGCCGTAAGATCGAAGTCCGACGCCATGAGCGCCGTGAAAGTGATCTCGCCTCCGATGATCTGCCCGCGCGTTGCGCTGCAAAGTATCGTCGGGCTTTTGCTGATCGCTCCGCGCGCCCATGTGACCTTGTTTAAGTCGGAACCGTTGAACGGATGCTGCGCCCATACGATCAGCGGTAAATCAGTGGAACCGAACACGGACGAGCCATGCTTATTGCGCGCGTCGGGAAACATCGATCCGATGTAAGATGCATTGAGAACTCCGGCGGGTTTTCCCGTGAGTTCGACAACGAAGTCCTTGGCGATCTTGGCGATCTCTCCAAAGTTATCGACGACGATACTGGCCGTGTTGCGCTTGAGCGCACCCTTTAATCCGTCTTGGAAATAATAGGTGACTCCGTTGAAGATTACGACCGCTGGGCCTGTGATTCTTAATGGAACTGACATGATGTTTTCTTTCTGGTTGGTTAACTGCTTACCTCTGCCGCAACTTGCGGAGCGATAAAATGACAAATTCTTGAGACGATTAGCGTCCCTGGTTGATCTTTCTCGATGTAGGTGCGCTCGCGCTCAAGCCGAACCTCGTCGGCATAAACGGGGGACTTGATACTGGATGGCTGAAATCCGTGGAGCGTGCCGAGGACGATCGTCGTGGCCTTCCAAAGTCGTAATTGCGTCCCGGCAGGGCTTCGGTTGAACGTTGGCGCTTCGCTTACCCAAACATCGAAACCGAGTTTCGTGATCAATGGCCCCGGCAAATCAGGTTGCTCAATGCGGCCAGCGGGAGAATGAACGACAATCGAGAGTCCAAGCTGCTGAATCATCTGGTCGTATTCGTATTGAATGTCACCCTCGTCCTCGGTGAGCACCGTGAACGGTCGTCCATCTGGATTGGCGAGCGTGTTGAACGGACTCGTCGCCATGAGTTGCGCGGCAATGTCATTCTGCAGTTGCTCGAAAACGTTTTGCGGGTCGGGAATCATGCGCGCGGAATCATCTCCTTGTTTTCAAGAGCGAAATTGTGAAACCCGAAAGCGTTCGGTCTGTCGCCGGGGATCTCTTCAATGTTGCTTTCCCATGCGAACGCGGCCGCGACTTCAACGGGAGCGAATGTGATGCCGCGCTGCTCTAATGCCGGACGCTGATGCTGACAACAAAAGGCATCGCCAGAGTATTGCTGTCCGTATTGGTCTGGCCGTTTCGAGGACTGTATAAACAAATCCCGCAACTCAGCCGTGGCTCGCATGAACGCTTTGGATTTCAGGCAACATCCGGTGTTGCCGACTCTGCCATGAGGAAATTCAGATTTGCCCGGATGACACGGATGATCCGACGCCGGCCAAGGCGCGCCGATGAAATCATACTGAAGCCAACGGTCCCGCCATGCGTTCGGGTTTATCACATATCCATCGTGATGAATACAAAGCGCGAAGTCCGTTTCGATGTAGTGCTGAAGCCCTGCGATCTCCCATATCATCGCTGCGGCATATCCTTTCTCTCCGACTCGCTGAATCGTCGTTCCGTTTGAATGTTCGGGCGTCTTGCGGCAGACAAGAACGACGTCGGCAAACTTGATTTCGCGCGAACTGAACTCCAATGCGCGCAACGTGCGCGACGGATCGTCGGTATTATCGTAGGAAATCAGAGTGACGTTCGGGAGCGATTTCATAATGCTTCCCACTTCGCTATTTCCTTTTCAATCTCGCCTGAGATGTAGGTGATGTTTTCGTTGATGCCGGTGCGGAACGGTGCGCGCTCAGGCGTCTTTTTCGTTCCGAACTCCTGAAAAGCTGCGTAGAACACGCTTGAACCGATTGCGCCCGTGATCACCGATTCGTTGCCTTCACTCGTCACGGTCGCCGGCGTCGATTGAGTCCTGAGTTTCAACTGTCCGGTGCGCTCGCCAAGTCGATGCTCGGTCACGGGAAACGGGCCGTGTCCCGTCAATCGTTTCTCCTGAATCCTGCCGGAAACGATTTGCAATGCCCGTGTCATGCCGCGCGCGATGGCTCGCGGGAACTCCTGCGGTGCGCGCTTGAACTTTTCGGAAAGCGCTATTGCCGAGGGACTGAGAACGATTTGAATTGTCGCGCTCATTATGTAATACTTGAGATTATGGCAAAACTATTAGACATATTCCAACTTAGTGAAACGATTGGTAGACCAGTCCGACAAATTAGATCGTTAATGCACGAAGGCGTCCTTCCATACATGAAACTCGGACACAGAACGATATTGTTCGATCTCGAACACGTTGAGAAAGCTATACGGTCTCGTGAAATCATGGTCCCATCTCCTTATCAGCTAAAGCGTAGGGAATTGCGACGCAATGGCAGTTGATAATGTCCTCCGGCCCCGCGCCGAGTGAATCATCTGCCGGTCGCATGAATTGAACGCCACCAACGTCGAACGGTTCGTCAATAGCCTGAATCTGTCCATCGGCTTCGACATGCGTCGGTCGAGGTTCCTTGATGAGCGGTGATTGACTGTGTAACCATTTCTTATGCGTCACGCCAGCTTGCCTCATCGCCAAGTCGCGGGAGTAGTTGAACGCCGCCGCTGTCTCTGTGTTCGCAATCGTTTCGGCGCGACCACGGGAAATCTCGTCGAACGCTGCGCTGATTCTCGCCATCAGTTCCTTGCGAGATTCTCCGTTCTGAAACCCCTGCTCAATTGACTGCATAATCTCCGCATGAACCTCGTCGGGAACGTTTGCGAGCAGATTGGCGCGATCCTGAACGAACTGTATGGCATCCTTGGAGGGAGTCGTCCACACCGAATCCTTGCCGATCTCGTCGTAAAGTTGCTGGCCGGCGGTATTCAACGCCGATTCCTGATCTTCGCGTAATGCGGCGAGTAATTCGGGAGCTAAAACGTCCTTGTCGAAAGTAAGGCGCGCGGAAAGCGATGAGGATTGCGCGTCCGGTGCATCGCCTTCCGCGGCTGAAATCTCTGGATTGTCCCTGAAATGCTTCTCGATATTGCGGAGCGTTTCGTGCTTGGCGTAATTCAGCACGCGATCCGTCGAGGATTTCATGCGCTTGATGAACTTCTCGCGCTTTGCGTAGTGCTTCTCGCCCTCGGTTGGTTCGAACTTCCTAATTGGCTTCGTGGGTTCACTAGGGACTGACATCGTCATTCCCGATTCGCAGATCAGCATTACGATCCTGCGGGCCGCTTTCGTGTCCTGTAGTCCTGATGCGACACGCAACGCGCGAGAGATAGGTGAAAGTTTCTCGGTCATGTTTGAAGCTGTGAACCGTTAGTCCAAGTCGTCGGAGTGGTTCCTGTGGCAGTGAACACGACTCCCGTTGCGTTCGTCCCGCCAACATTAGCAAAGTCGTCGCCAGTCACATACAGGAGAATCGTGTAAGACGTTCCGATTACGAGCGTGCCGGTGGTTTGAGTGTTCGTTGTGTCTGCCGGCCCGGTAGGATTCGCGTAAGTGTTGGTCTGAGGCGTGAATTGCGTTGCTGGCCGTGGGATCGGATGCGCCCGCATGATCAGTTTGTTTTCGCTGTTCCAATTCCCTCCGCGAGGCACGGTGAGTCCGCCTGGAATCGGTTCAGGAGTGAATTTCCGGTTGGAAATTAGCAGGAGTTTCTCGATTGCCTTATCAAATGCCTGTCGCCGCTCCTCGGTCTGGAGCTGCTTCAGCATCGGGACCGCGATCAGGATGCGCCAGCGCGCAATCGCTATTGCATCAACGAAAAGACCTGACGGAATCGTGTCGTCCTCAATCGGATCGACGTCGTAGCCTCCCGCCATGATGTATCCGCGCACTTCGTCGATCACATTGATCACGATGATGTCTATGTTAGCGAACGGAGCGCCACTGCCGCTGCCGGAACCTTGCAGGTTGCGAAGCGAAGAGGCCTCCTGAAGCGTGAACTCGCTCAGAACGTCTTCGGTGGTTAAAGAGATCCAACTCATTGTCGTCGTAACTCCGCAAGCCCATCAGCAACGTCATGCAGTCTCATTGTGAGGTTGTTCCTCATGGCGAAATCCGCTACGACCGGCAAAAGATAGGTGAACGGATGACTGCCGACGTCGTGAATAAACATCACTCCGTCATCCCGCAGGCGCGGGAGCATATTTGTCATGTCAGTCCGGCAGCTTTCCTCTTCGTGGTCGCCGTCAACGAAACCAATGTCAAAGGTCTCTTTGAGATTTCGCACAATCGATCGGCAATCACCTTCCATCACTTCAAACTTTCCGGCGTATTGCGCCAATCGCTCTTCGACCTTCTTCTTGGATTGCTTCACGCCGAGATAAATCAGCGAGAAATTGTCCACGAGAACGGCGCGGTTAATCTTGCCAGTTGCGAGAACGGCCGACGCGCTGTTTCCCGTCAATACGCCGATCTCTACGTAATCAATGTCTCGACCAAGCAACGTCGCTTCGCTGATCACCGATTTCGCAATTAGCTGGTGGTAGTCGTCGCACGAGTAACCCTTACTGGTGTCGCGGAGGTGAGGTAAGTCCTCGAATGTTTTCATCGTTGTCATGCTGCTATCATTTCCTGTTGGAATTTGCGATCAATCTGCTGCTGTCCTTCACGCGTCGGCTTAATGACTTTTGGGAGCATCTTGCGCGCGATCTCGAACACCTCTTCGGGAAACGTCCGGTAAAGCTCATGGCATCCGGTCTCGCAACTCACTCGCCACGCACCGCCATCGGCTTCGGGTAAGCAGTGGCAACCACCGCAACCGATTGATTTCTTTTCGATAGGATGGACTTCAGGAAGATGTCCGTAGATGCGCCAACCTTCAGTCGGCCCGTGAATGGAAATCGTTTGCGTGCCGATTGTGCCGGCAAGATGCGCGGGACCACTGTCGTTTCCGATTACGAGGTGTGACGCTTGAATAGCCGACGCGATGAACGGCCAAGGTTTCCCGACGATGCAGTGAAACGGCATAAAGAATCCGTAATCGCGTTCCTTCATTACGATCCGCACCTTGTAACCCTCGCGCGAGAGTAGCCATGCGAGTTCAATGAAATAGTTCTTTGGCCACACGCGCGGCCCCCAGACGCCATGCGGAAAAATGAGAACGTCGCCCGAGGCTTTGCGTCCCAGTTCACGGTTCATTGGGTCAGCTTCGATCTTTGGACGCTTCGGTTCATGCGTAACTCCGAGGTGATGCGCGATCCATTGCAGGTAATTCATTGGAGAATTGATCTTGCGCGCTGTCTCGTAGCCTTCGTTCGTGAACACGGCGCCAGTTTCGTCTTTCGTGATCGCCTGCCGGAACAGTCTGAGCACTTCGGCGTGCCAACCTTTAGCGACAAACGAAACGTCGCTGCCAGCTTGCTTGATGCCTTCGCCCAACCACGCGAAGCAAACGACATCCCCGAGTCCGTGAAACCATCCCTTGTCTGGATCTGCGTAGATCGTCATTCCATGAAAGGGTGACAGGCGATTCCTCCGAACGCTCTCTTCCATGCCAACTTACGAGCGTTGCGTTCTCGCTTGGTTAATTCCCTGCCGATTGAAAAGGTTGCCGTTTCCGGAACTGGATCTGGATCGACATGAGGTTGATCGATGAGTTTCCGGTTCCGGAATCGTTTCATCGCCCAGTCGAGAATCGTTGTCATGCCGGGATTGTAGGAATATCCATTCCAAGAAGTTTGTAAGCAGCAGCGCGATGGTTGCCGTCGATCACGCGCTCGCCGCGGATCATAACCGGATTGATGCTGTCGCCGGCCGAGATGCGCGCCATGTAATCACGGATGATGTGGTTATCCACAACCGAAATTCTCAAATCCTGCGCTCGCTTGATAGTAATCACTCACTACCGCCCGCAGGAAAATCCCCAAGAAAAACCTGCGAGCGGCGTGTGAACAATCCCTAATTCACAACTCCAAAACTTAGCTCGTGCGGCTCGAACCCGAACCGGTAGCTGCCTTGATCAACTGGCCCGCTGCGCCTTGACCGGCGTTCGTGCCATACATCAGCGTCAGACGCTGATTGCCAGTGGCAAGCGTGTGATCGACGTATTGCGTCAACATCACGCTGAGGCCGAGGTCTGGATCGGTGACCGTCTGCACGTTCCCGTAACTCACTCCCGGCGCGAACTTCGTGTAATCATTCGGCAACCGCGAAGCGATGCACAATGCGCTCTTACTGCCCGCGAAACCCGTAACGTTTCCGTCATTGGTCGGCAGGTTCGGAGCGTTGACGACTTGGAAGTTGCTCACGGGCAACACAAGTGAAACGCCTCCGCTGGTTGGATCGGTTATCAGCGTCGGCTTCTGGAACGCTGCCAACTGCATCAAAACCGTGTCGTCCATCAGTTTCTGGAACACGGTCGGGTAAAGCAACATCGTCCGGTTGCCCAACATAAGCGGAACTCCGCGCAACGTCAGAGCAGTCGAAACTGCATTTACAATCGCGCGCGTGAATGACGCCGTAGCGATTACGGTGTTGTTCGTGAAATTGGCGTCTGTGATATTGGAATACAGATCGTCAACCATTGCCTTTGCGAGCGCGTAGGCTTGCGCCGGCGCTTGCTCGTCGAACAATCGGCGAACCGTCGAGGCCATGATTTGTTCGTTGAACGCAATCGGCACACCCTGGTGCTTGTCGATTGTGATCGGAACGTCGGTTGTCACCGGCGCATCAATGCCCGTCGCCCAACCTGTCGAGGTGTTGTAGTCCACGACCGGCGGAATGCCGACCGTGCGCGTCATAATCGTCTGATTGAATGATGCCTGTTCCGATGTGAAATCGGTGGTGAACATTCCGAGCGAGGGAAACTCGAACCTGAGAAGCTCAAGCGTTCGCTGCACGACGAGCGTGCCGGACAATGTTCCGAGGTCGCTGTCGGTTACGTCTGACGCGATGAGCGCATCTTCAAGCCTGTCCATCGGGAACGCCAGAATCCTGTCCCTGTTGGACGCCTTAACGCTGCATTCGCTGGCATACAACGCTGCGAACTCACGCGCGCAGGCCAATTTCTCGTCGGGTTTGCGCGATTTCTTGGAGTTTGCGGTGATGCGCGCCATTGCGCCGAAGATCATGCCGGGATCTTCGTCCTGAACGATGATCGTGCGGCCGGCGATGCGGGTTGCGAGCTGGTCGCCTTTGCCCTGCATCGCGGCGATAACGCTCACGAAACTCGGATCGGACGTTGCGCGTGCGATGAGTTCGGTTTGCGTCTTAACATCCTTCGGCAGGATCGCTCCACGCTGAATTGCGGCTTTGATCGCGGCCTCCGCCGATCGTTTATTGGTCGCAGTCACTTCTTTCTGAAGCGATTCACTGCGTGCCTTGATCTCGGCAACTTCGATTTCGAGGTTGATATTCCGAAGTTCAATCTGGGACTGTGAAAGCCTCTGATTGTCTTCACCCGATGCTTTTAGTGCATCGATTTCTTTCTGTTGCTCCTCTTGTTTCGCCCGGAGCGCGGCGATGTCTTGTTCGGTTTCCATTTGTTTCCCTTTGTTTTCTGCGTTGTCGCCGTTAACTCCGGCGGTGGGGTGTTCCCCGTTTTTTGCCCACAAGGGCAAATTTCTGAACGCGGGATCATTGACCAATCCGCCCATGTTCGGGCTTGCGTTGTCTCTGCAAATTACTGTTGCGCCATTGTCGGCGCGTTTGTTGTCCACATGGAACACTGGTGAGAATGCGCGGTAATCCTTGCCCTCGACTGCACTCTTGCCACGACGTGACCATTCTCCTTTTGCAATCACGCCTTCTCCTTGTCTCCACGCGAACGATTCAGGCCAGAACGATGCAGGTCCGTCTTCGTGGTTGAAGTCGAAATAAGGCCGCTTGCCCGACGCCATGAGTTTCGTTCGCTGCGCTTCGATTGATTGTGCTGATTCGGGTCCGACTTTGACCTTGATCGGGCGACCAATGCCACCGGCCACCGGCGTTATCGCGTGGAGTCCAATCGGAAGGAATAGAATTTCGTTCGTTGCCGTTGGGCTAATCTCAACTGCCGCGCGGCATTCAATCGGTTGTGGTTCAGGGTCTTCGTTCATTTCATTCCTTTGGTTAGTTGCAAAAGTTCACGCGAGAACACCGCGTCATCTTCGATTGCGTTCAGGCGAGCGAGTTTTGACTTTACGTCTTCTTGTTTCGGGTCTGTCGGTGGCGCATTCGGGTCATCCGGCAACGGTTGATTAAGCGGATCGTCAACGTTTTGCTCGCGGCCTAAGTCCAGCGAGACGCCTCCGACGATTTCTTCGCCTTCGGCCGGTTCGGGAATGTCGTATTTCTTGCGGAGATAATCGACGCCAATCGGGAGGCCCGCATTGATCAACACCTGATCGCGTTGCGCTTCGACAAGATCGGCAACCTCGTCCTCTAGGAATTTCATCGACGGCATTTCATCCGTGTTGCCGTAGTTGAGCATCAGGATCGAGGAAACAAGCTGCTGATTGAGGACTGTCGTTGCGAACTTGCCCGCGGCGTCGATCCGGTCGTCTTTTACTTCGTGTTCAATCTTGCCGAATGCTTGGCCGCCGCCCTTGCCTGTCGTGCCGTGGCTTCCGGTCATCGTTTGGCCGAGGATCAATGTGCGCGCGTAACGGTCGGCACGGTCCATGAGTTCACCTTGCGGTGAATGATCGCTGCCGCGTTCCGGTGGGCTGATAAATTGAATCTCTGTTCCTGTCGGTCCTCGGCCCCAGGCATTGCTTCCCATATTCTGAAGCATGTTGTCGAGCATCGCAATCGTTTCAGGCGTTGCATTCGGGTCGTATGTCGCCCACCGAAACGGGATGCCGAAGATTTGCGCGAGGTTCAGCAACCAATCGCTTGAGAAGTTCGCCGCGCACCACCACCATGCGAGCGGGCGAAGCAATGCGCCTCCTAACGGAGATCCGCCGCTTGCCTTATGCACTGCGACAAGGAACTTGTTGTCAGGGAATGCCTGAACCTCGTCTGGCCTCGGACTTAGTGAGGTTGTGGCAAACGGCCACATGGACATTGCTGATTGCTTATTTGATCTCAGGCCAAGCGAGCCGTCCGAAGACCATGCGTAGTTTGTCGGATCAACAGAGAATGTTGATTGCGGCGCCATGATCGTGCCGATATTCGCATCGTCGATCGACTGCCAAAGAATCTCCGACACGGCAACGCCGCGGAACCATGCGTCGAGAACATCCTTGATCGTGCCTTCTATCGCGCTGTCGTCGCGCGCTGGGTCCGGCGTCATGCTACGAATCGCGCACGCGACGAGTTTCTGCTTCTCGATTGCCGAAGGCGTCGGCTTCTCGTCCTCTTCGTGATATGGCTCATAGACGAGCTTCTTTCGGAGCACGCCGTAGATCAGTTCCGTGTAGCAGGCGAGTAACTCAGGCCAGGTCTTGAGCATCAGATCAAAGATTGACCATGCTTGCAGCGTGCTGCCCTGCATCGCTCCGATCATCGTTTGCTCGATATATGCCGGCGTGATTGCTGCGAGTTGCGGGCCCAGCCATCGGAATAAAGCTTGCGGCCTGACTATGCGCTGAAGATTTGCAATCGGCGTGCTGATCGTCGATGCCGAGTCAACACGGTTCTTACCGTTCGTGCGTTGCTTTACGAAACGCCCGCCTTCGCGCGGTTGCGTCAAGGAATGATGCGCGGCGGAAAGTGCTCGTCTCTCCTTGCGAGTTGCACCGCTGATTGCATTGGCTTTTTCTTCGAAGCTCATGCCAGTTGCAATCTCCGAGGAGTGAACACTGGTCGAAACCGATTCACCTGCGCGTTCGCGCCGACTTTGATCTGCGCCATAGTGCGGTCGTCGATCGCGCCGGTTGGAAGCGTTAGAAGCGTCATTCCTCCCGAACACGCATCAACCATGTCGTCATGTGCTGACTCGGGAAACGCGCATAGTTCGTCGAGGAACTTCTGATTCCAATTCCCGCGCACAATCGCAAGCTTGCCCTGCTCAGAACGCGCCACGAGCGGCAGTGCGCGCGTGAGCTTGTCCCTGTGGACTTCGATTGGCGTGAAAGTATGCGACAGGAGCAAAGGATCGCGGAGCAGCGTTTGTAAGACGCCAACTTGAGCACTGACGACCTCAATCCCCTGTCTGACAGCCGTGCCGTCCATGCGGGCAGTGTTTGCGATACACCGCACGGCGTCCGGCCATTCCATGCGCCCCGAAATGACATCGGAAATAACAATCGTGCCGTCAGGGAGGACTGCCATCTTTACGCCGGCGGTATAATCGCTCGTTGTTTTCTCAGTGAACGCCAGGTCCCAACTCCTCACCCAATTTACGCCGATGGGTTCAGCCTCGATTACAGCGATATTCTGACGTTTGAACAATGCGCCGGCCAACTGCACAAATTCGGCGTCGATCTCCTGCCGGGCGACCAATGCCGGCAGCGTGGATCTTAATTCATCAATCTCCGCGGCGTCGATGTGTGGGTTTGAGGATGTGGGATACTGAAAAGATTCCCAATCCTTGTTTTCTCGGCCGCGGAGATAAAGCGCGTTAAAATAGTTGAAGCCGTTCGGCGTCGAGATAAACCACGCATCGCCGCGGCGATCCATGAGCGAGGGCCGCACGCACTGCTCCCACATCGTTTCAAGGTTATCGACGTGCGCCGCTTCGTCGAAGACTACGAAATCAATTCCTTCACCGCGGAGCGAATCAGGTTCTTCAGCCGTTCTAAACTGTAGCCACCCACCACCGACTGCCGAGAAATCGAATTGACGTTTCTGGAGGTGAATAGTAACGCCTGGTATTTGATTTGCCAGCACGGTCGCCATTCGCCAACCCGCCTGATACGAATCACTCGCATAACTTGGGGCGATCCACCGGCACTTTGCCCCTCTTGATGCGTATCTAAACGCGGCCGAGATTCCAAGTATGCCTTTTCCAAAGCGCCTCCCGGCAGATACTACGCGGTAACGCGCATCGCTGGATGCAATTTTAATTTGTGCCGGATGGAACGGAGGTAGATCGGCTTCGATCACCCGTTCGTCCTTCTGATTCGTGGGCATAGTTGAGGAACAGCTTTGTCTTGTGCTCGGTCGTCATGTCGAGTTTGTCTGGGACTTTACCGAATGCATATTCGATGAACGCTTTTTGCAGTGCTGGCTCAGGGCTGTCCATCCACCGTCGCAACACCCGCTCGACAGCAAGTTTTCCGTTCTGCTCTTCGTGTGAGATTTCCTGAGCTAATGCGCGAACCTCATCAAATGACTTCGGTCTGCCCTTCAGATTCCGCCTGGGATCGTGACCTTTCCTGAAAGGCCTGAGTCCGCGAGTTCGGCTCAGTTTTGACGCAGTATTGCTGTTTTTGCTACCGTTTGGCGTCGAATCGATGCCACGCGTATGGACTTAATACGAAACCATGTCAACACTTTTTTCTTGACGCCTAACGATTTGGGTCTTTAGACTCGGCAAGCAATTTATTGAGATATTTGACCTGCTCTCGCAGAGAACTTGGACTTTTCCAATTATGATTCGTGCAGTGCTGTCGGTTTCCTGATGGTTGGCCACAGGTAAGGCATTTACCGTCACGCCTTAAGCGTAATCTGTAACGCTGTTGTCGAGATTCGACTCCTTTAAACTCATCTTTAATCCGTGCGGGCATAACGATTTGGGTTCTTACAATCGCCAAGAAATTATCTGGATCGCCAACAGGATGACGAGGCAGATCAACCAGAAAATACCTTCTCGCTCTCTTTTGGTGAGATTCATATCGCCATCGCCTCTAATTGATTCTGCGCCGCCCGAAGTCTCGCCCTCAGTGACAGGACGTATTCGTGATCGTAGGTGTCCGAATTCGCTTCGTGCGTGTCGAGCAGATCCTTCAGTCCCTGGATGCGCTGCAACTTGGCAATCCGTCGAACCTTATGCTCTTTGTCCTGCTCGTAATCGTACCAACATGCGCCCTGTCTGCTCATTTGAATTGCTCCTTGAATCGTGCGGTTTCTTCGTGCGCGATGCGGCGCGCGTTGGCGAGCTCAGCTTCTGTCGGTTCTCGCTTCTCTGTCATTTTGGGATAACTCGGCGCGCGTTCTTTCGGTCGAGTCTTTTGTTGTCCATTCCTATTCGGCGGGAAAAGTCCCTGCCAATTGCCTCGAATCGAGGCGGACAAGACTTCGATCTGATCCGTTTCGGTGAATTGCTTCAGCCATTTGACCTGCTCGGAAAACATATTGTTCCAAGACTTCGGTTTCTTGCCCATTCCACGGCGAACCGTCATCCATTCCGAGAACTTGTCTTTGACGCCTTTTGACAGAGTTGAACAAACATTGACCCCTTCTTCTACTTCTACTTCTACTTCTTTCTTCTTTTTAGCGCGGGCTTTTCGTTGAGCATCGCGGAAGTAAGACCGACGAGCCTCTTCATCCTTGAGCCGCCGGTAGTGCTGATAATTTACGATCTGCCAGCCCCAATCGCGGTTCTTGTCCAGAGGAACGAGGCGTTTTCCATCTTCCATCTTTGACCGGCTCTTCGCGTCCGGTTGGCAAAGTTGACCGATGTATTTCCTCACCTCTGATTCGGGAACGTTAGTTCGACGGCTGATAGCCTCGTGCGTCATGTCCACGGCGCCGGTAGGATCTGCCAGGACGAGAAGATCCATAAACATGCGCCTGCAATTGTAGTCCTCAGCAATCGAGGAATCGAAGATTTGACCGAAAACCTTAGCGAACATAAGCGATGTGCCCTTCGAGCATTTTGTTTCTTTTCCGGCATCGTTCTACCGCAGAACCGATAACGCACGCGGCACCCACTTCCCATTCTGCCCATTTTAAAGATTCCGGTCGCCCATCTCCGGTAAATTCATGTTCGTGCTGGTGACATTGGTCGCACAATACTATTGTGGAATGGGGTATGTAATCCCACGGCATTCGATTCGCCACGTAGAAGCTGTGGTGGATATTCAGCTTCGATTCTGAATCTCCGCATCCATCGCACTTCCAGTCTGACATCTGCAATCTTTCAAGCCTGAACTTCTGCCATCTCGGATCGTGATATTTGTTATCCATTGACTCAATTCAAATACCGTCTTTGACAGCAGTCAAGCGAATGCTTTAAGAATCGCCGCGGAACACCCGCTGCGCGTTTTGCGTGTCCCTGATTTGTAGATTTTGCCCATAGCTTTCAACTCCGAAACGCGACCGCTGATCGCATTGGGAGTTGTCTTTAGCGCGACTGCCAATTCGTCAACCGTTATGCCGTCATTAGAAAACCTGATCGCGTGATAAACGACCAATTGTCTCTCGCTGATCCTGTTCTCGATGACATGAAACGCCGCGGTGCTTTGCTCATTGCCCTTGTGCCGGTGCGCGGTGATGTCGAAAAGTTCGCCGAAGTTTCGCAACTGTTCCTGTCGCTGATCTCTGATTTTCATAAAAGGAATTGAGCGCCGGGTCACCGCGACCAAGGCAAGCGCCCGGAAAAGCTTACCGCCTCGCTCCGGAACCTTGGGTATTCGCTACCGGCGCTCAGAATCATTTCCCCTCCTTCGCCTTTGCGAGCGCGGCGTCCGTCATTGCCATAGCCTCGTTCCATCCTTTTTCGTAAGACGGAAGCGGGCAACCATTCTGGTAGTCCCGAAGCATCTGTATCGCATCCACAAGCGGCTTCACCTTCTCCCGCTCGACGGTGAGTTGCTTATTTGCGTCTTGAACACGCTCCCACCATTCGTCGTGCAGTTCCGTTGCTTTAGCGGCTAGTGCGGCGTTGATTGCTTCGGCAATGACCCGTTTGCGCTCATTCTGTGTCGTTTCAGAGCAGGCGTAAGCAGCTTTCTCTACTATCTCGCCTGACGTGGGTTTGGGTTGGTCGCTCATGCTGCTTCCATTTCTCGCAGTTTCGTGATGTTACCGATTCTCGCAATCGCTCGATCAAAGTCGGCGTGAAACTGATTGATTGCCGCCCGGATCATCGACATGGCTTTTTCATCCCGGTGGATTTCAAGAACGAGTGCTGGAAATCCGCGACGGTAGGAAACGAAGATCCATTTCTTGAAGCCGGTTGCGAACATCGATCCCATGACCTGGCATGCGTATTCCTTTGGAAGGGCGCCATTGACCAGATATTTGATGTGCGTGTGAGCGGCAGGTGATTTGATTTCGAGACCGCAATCCTCTCCTTCGATCAGACCATCCGGCGAACAACCGAAACGTCCATCGTCGGTCGCAATGAAGCCAACTTGCTTGACGCGCTTGTCGTATTCGAGCGCATACCAAGGACGAGCCTCCTCTTCCACGATCATCCCCTGCTCCAGCATGAAACTCGACGCGCTCAAGTCAATCAGCGGGCGGCCTTGCAATGACTCGGCAACCTTCTTGTAAACGTAGGTCTTCGGAAGTTCTCCCTTTCGAAGTTCAAACTCCGGCGTGAGAAGGTTATCCAATCCGCTCGCTGTCGGGATTCCGAAATGAAGCTTCGCCCATGCCAATTCTCCCTGTTTGCAATCGTGGATTACCATTGCTTTTCGTCCTGTGAAAGTTTCTCGCGCGCCGCCTTCGCGTTCTCTTTTCGGATTAACAACTCGTCCAGTGCCATCCACCGCTCATCGGAGATTTGCGAAAAGTCGATTGCTCCGGCGAATCGCAGGAATGCCTCACGATCAGCACCGCAAGCCTTGACGCGAGCCTCTAAAGCTTCTCCGCGATGATCTCCTATTGGCTTCCCGATCATGCGCGCGTCGTCGTCGTGGCTGATCGAGATGTTAAGGCAATCACAGAATGCTCCACGCTTTGCGTAGTTCTTGGTGGACATATCGCCTTGAGGATCGCTTGATCCTGGAGGTTTACTGTATCTCACCGCGAACTGATTAGAGCGCGAGTGGCCGCTTTTATGGGTGAGAGTGCAGATCGAGTTTAGGCGATCTCCTTCGATCTTCGTGTCGAACGTGACCGAGAATCCATGCCGCGTCAGCATCGGCTGAACGACAGACATGATTTCCTCGTAGGGTGCGAACTTGTAACGGGGAACTCCGTCTCGCACATCAACAGATTTGGTTGCCTGGACGCTGATTGTCTCTCCTTGTAGCTCTACTAGGGCAGCGGAAAACTCACGCTCCGCGTTCTTGGCTTGCATCCGGTCGTAAAGACCGACAAGTGATTCGAGCGCCGTCACGTTGTCTTTCGTGATGCCCTTGTCGATCACCTTCTGTAGCATCAGAGCCACGGAAGGCTCTGGCTTCGCTTCAACCAACTGCATTTGGGGAATTTGGTCTGTCATTTTGGAACTGTCTTTCTTGTTGCTGTCGTTTCTCTAATCCCGCTCGTAGCGGGTGATGGGATTGAAAATGTGCATCACATACGGCCTTGTTGTGACCTTGAACGTCGATGATGCGCGTCGAGGGATAAGGCCCGCTGCAAAACTCGCAGTATGGCCGGTGCTTCAATAGCCAGCGGTGAAACGCGCTCATTTATTCGACTCCTTTTAACACCCATTTCTTGGTTTCCTTGATTGGCATGTTTTGAACTCCACGGAGATTCACCTCTAACGCCTGAAACATAACGTCCCGGGCTCGTTTAGGTTTATTGGTTACGAAAACCATTTGGGTTATCACCTGCGTAGCAAACAAAGCCAGAGAGTTCGGCTCAATTCCATCATTCAGCCCTTCCGAGATAGCCCACTGAATTTTCGATCTGAATTCCAGAACGGATTTAATATATTTTCGGCCTTTTTTATATTTGCTCATGGCATTAAAGCGTCCTGCATCTCGTCTTCGAGATTGCCCTTTAGTTTCAGGAGCAATCCCTGGATCGGTTCCTGATCCTTGTGCGGAATGTCGTCGTGAATGTAATCAAGTAGCCGATCGCAAGCGTCGATCCGGCTGCGCTGAATATCCAAACGCTTCTGGTTGATCGGATGATAATCGGCTTGCATTATTGCCTCCATCCTTCGCCAAGTTCCTTCTCGCCTTGTTCGTCGCTGAGATAATCCAGCGAACCGTTATCGCTGAGACTCATCTCGCGGTCGTAATACGCTCCGATTGCTTTCTGCTCGTCGGTGCGATTGTCTTTGCGGTCTTCGATCTGTTTTATTTCCGTTTTCATGCTGCAACCTTACGAAAGCGTTTCCGTTGTGTCAACATCTTTTTCTTTAATCTTTTTTCGACGCTGATTCTCGCAGCGGTTCTCCTCTGATGCAGAGCATCTGGTGACATCGTTTTTGGTTTACCCCTGCCTTTTCGGCCTAATGCTTGAGCGTGTTTATTCATTGTGAAAGATAATCGTGAAATTTCGTTTCGCGTGCTGGCGGGTTGTCGCGCCACTTACCAAGTTTTATATTGCAAGACGTGCAGAGCAATCCGCGCACCTTACCTGTCGCGTGATCGTGATCTATGTTGAGCGGTCTTTTGCGATTATGCTTGCCGCAAACGAAGCAACCTCTCTGCTCGAAGGCTCTGAGGTATTTGTATTCCTCTCGCGATAGTTGGTAAATGCCTAATTGCTGAATCACGCGAGCACGCGGAAACCATTCTTGTAATTCCTCCGCGCCCTCGAACGTTTCCTGATTATGGCAGACCAAACACCACGCGCCTCGCTTACCGTCGCTTGCCCGAATGTAAAAGTGATCCATCGGTTTTCGAGTATGGCATACAAGACATTCACGATGTTTCACGAAAGCAACGTAACCGCTTCCGTTTGACACGTCAATCTTTTAATGCAATCACTATCAATATGAAACTATTGATTATCTCACTGATGGCGGCAGGATTCGGCTGGTTGCTTTGCTACGGAGCGATGAAAACCGCGGAGCAAATCGTGAAGCCACACAATGACCGAATCGAGGCGATGCAGTGACCGATTGGACTCGGATTCTACCGAGAAAACAGGGAACGACAGATCAGGAACGAGTTGCTTATCTCGTCGATTTCCTAACGCACCGGAGAGGATCGAAAGTATCGGTCAATAAGGCCGTGAAAGAACTATCTAAACTCAATCATGGAATCAAATGAGCTATGGCCTACACCGAGAGCGAACAAGATAGGCGGATACAGCAGTCCGAACTTTCGGCCAACATTGGAGCAGGAAGTCAACCGGCGCACCTCGACCTCTTCAGCGGCATCGGAGGATTCGCCCTCGCCGCGCGATGGGCAGGATTCAGGACAATCGGGTTCTGCGAAATCGACAAATACTGCCAGAAAGTGCTCGCCAAAAACTTCGGGGCTGTTCCCAACTCCGAGAACAACGGACACAAGCAGTTCTCGGATAATCCGTCGCAAAGAAAACGGAAAGTGGGAGAGGGTAAATGCGAAGGGAACGATAACTTACGGAGTGAATCTTGCGGATATGATCAAGCAAGAATCTTTGGAAACATCTTCGACCTCAACGGACGAGACTTCTCCGATGTCACCCTCATCACAGGCGGATTTCCTTGCCAACCTTTCAGCGTTGCCGGGAAGCGAGTAGGCGCGGCAGATGACCGTGCGATCTGGCCTCAGATGTTCCGCGTTATTAGCGAAGC